TGGTAGCGCCTTACGGCGCAGGAATTTAGGCATAACAAAGGGGTGGAACCGCATTGCCCGGCACGGCTCCTTCCTGTGGTCAGTCGCCTCTCGGCTACGCCGAGGCCCTGATAAGGGCCGCCTACTGTTATTCGCCTACGGCTCATATTTTAGCGACTGGTATGTGATATCCGCCAACGACACGCCGAAGGTGTGTTATACTCACTGTTATGAAACCTTGCGGAACTTTATCTGCCTACGCCCGCCATATAAAGAGACGTGAAATTCCGTGCCAGCCTTGTAAGGATGCTAACGCATTACGTCGTAAAGAATATTACGCTGCTAACTCTAATAAAATTTATGAGATTAACAGACGTTGGGCTAGTAAGAACCCTGAAAAGGTTAAGGAATACAGCCGACGTATGGCTTCTAAAAGAAAAGCTCAGAAGAAAAACAACGGACATAGTCCATACACAGATCAACAGGTGTTTGATTTATATGGAACAGACTGTCATATCTGTCAGATACCGATAGACTTTAATGCCCCACGTCAAGCATATATATCTGATGGTTGGGAACTAGGGTTACAATTAGATCACTTAATACCATTAAGCAAAGGCGGTTCAGATACATTGGAAAATATAAGACCATCTCACGCTCTTTGTAATATGAAAAAGAGAAACTCTTGACCACGCTCGTCGGGATTCAAGGGCCAGATTTTGTTTGCCTTGCCGCTGATTCGCAGATAACCGATAACGATCAGCGCGTTATCAGTACGCAAACTCCGAAGATCGTGCGTGTGGGTAAGTACATTCTCGGCGTTACCGGTGACTCACGCCCTGGTGATATCTTGATCTATAACTGGAAGCCTCCGATATACAAGGGAACAGATCCCGTCGAGTGGATGGGCAAGAAGATAATCCCAAGCATCTATCAAGCGTTCAAAGATAATGGCTATGAGATAGATAAGGAAGCTAACTTCTGCTATCTACTCGCCTTTGATTCTATGCTGTTTTCTATCGGTCCGGACTTATCGTTTAACGCAAGTGAGCACGGACTATTTACCGCAGGAAGTGGCGGTCCTTATGCACTCGGTTATCTTTATTCTTTGAAGCCACATTCGTATAAGAGCCTGCTAATGGCAAAGGTTGTTTCAGAAAGAGCTGTAAAGATCGCGTCGGTACTAGACATCAATACTTGCCCACCAATACAGTTAGTTACTCAACAGAGAGGGTGGGATGAATGATTGCATTTCTATTCGGTTTGCTATTTGGTTTCGTCGGGGCGTATGCTCTTGACTATTGGCTGACAAAGAGGGATGAAAGATGATTACTGATCCAAAGGAATTACTACTGCACGTACTGCACTCTAAAGATGCAGGGCGTGATCGCAGTAAGCAGACACAGGTTGGTCCATCAGAGATCGGTGGTTGCCGTCGTAAGGTTTGGTACCGCTTAAACGGACAGCCTGAGACTAACGATAACCAGTCAAAGCTGGCTGCCATTATGGGTACTGCCATTCACGCAGCCATTGAAGATGCCATTACCACACTAGATCCCGAAGGTAAGGATTACCTAGTCGAGACTGCAGTTGAGTATGGTGATATGAAAGCACACGTTGACTTATTCGTACCGGGTATTGGCGCAGTCATTGACTGGAAGACCAGCAAGGTTAAGAACCTTTCATACTTCCCAACAGCGCAACAGCGCTGGCAGGTACAGGTCTATGGCTACCTGCTATCTAAGAACGGTCACGATGTTAAGACAGTAAACCTGGTAGCGATAGCACGCGACGGTGATGAGCGCGATATCAAAGTCCACTCTGAACCATACGATGAAGTCTCTGCACTAGAAGCGCTGCAGTGGCTAAGCAATGTCAAGGCGTTAACAGAGGCACCAGCACCCGAAAAGGATGCTAACTTCTGTAAGAGTTACTGCCAATACTACGACGCATCCGGTGAGATGGGTTGCGTAGGTATAATAAAAGAACGTATCGTCCTTAATGAAGTCGTGATTGAGGACGCAGAAGTAGATACGCACGCATTAAAATACTTACAGTTAGATGAGAAGATCAAAGAGCTGGAGAAGGAAAAGGATTCCTTGAAGTCATCCTTCGAGGGAGCCGTTGGCGTTACTGCCAGTGGTATTCAGATCAGTTGGACAACGGTCAAAGGTCGTGAGACAGTTGACTCTGAACAAGTAGAAAAACTATTAGGCTTTGTACCGAAGGTTGTCGGTAAAGAATCTATTAGATTAAACATCAAACCAAATGGAGGAAAGTAATATGTCAGCACCAGAATCAACTAAGTTCCAAGTGAACTATAAGTTAGCAGATGGAACGCTTATCAATCTGTATGCAACAAGTGTGCAGGAACTTGAAACAGGTCTTGCAGATATTGCAATGAACGCACTTAACATTCGCTCTACTGGTATTGAACTATCAGGTGGATTAGCACCAGCACCGGTAGCAGCACCAGCACCAACAGTTGCAGCAGTTGCTGCAGCATTTAATGCAACACCAGTTGCAGCGGCTGCACCAGCAGGTGGAGATCAGTCTTGCCGCCACGGAGTGATGGCCTTCCGTTCAGGTACATCAGCTAAGGGTCCTTGGAAGGGCTATATGTGTGCTGCACCAAAGGGTGCAACAGACAAGTGCGAAACCATCTGGATTAGATAACCGGTGCGCGATCCAGGGTTATACGAAAACCCTGCTTGCGCTACAGTTGGTGGTGATTTCTGGTTTCCAGAAAAGGAATCTAATTCAAGAGACACAGCATTAGCAAAGTCTATTTGCAATGGTTGCTTACACCGTACTGAGTGTGCAGAGTGGGGCATAAAGAATGAACGCTTCGGTATTTGGGGCGGGCTTTCAGAGAACGCAAGAACTAGAATACGTAATCAAAAAAATATAAATAGGAGTGACGTTGCTTGACTTATCCCGCGCTTGGAGTGGTGTGCTTACCAAAGCAACACCATTGCCGGACGTGTGGCAGGCGCTAGCAGCAAAGCAGATTAAGTTCCGTCGAGGACAGGTCTGTATGGTAGCTGCTGCACCTAACGCTGGTAAGTCTATGTTTGCACTCGTCTATGCGATGAAGGCAAACGTATCAACGCTTTTCTTCTCGGCAGATACAGATACTACAACTGTAATGATGAGAGCAGCATCTGTTGCATCTGGTCATTCACAGGTATCGGTGGAGTTAAACTTATCTAACAATAAGCACTACTACGATAAACACTTTGGAAAACTCGATCATATTAAATGGGTCTTTGATTCGTCACCATCACTAGACGATATCGAATTAGAGATCAGAGCATACGTGGAGTTATATGGTGAGGCTCCCCAACTGATAGTTATAGATAACTTAATGAACGTTGCAGCAGAGACTGACAACGAGTGGGCTGGCTTACGTGCGATAATGATGGAACTGCACGATATGGCACGTAAGACCGAAGCCTGCGTACTTGTACTACACCACGTATCTGAGCAAAGTGAGTATGGATCACCATCTAACCCACCTGCTAGACGTGCCATCCACGGTAAGGTCAGTCAGTTACCGGCGTTAATCCTAACGCTTGGCTATGATCCGACCAATGGTGAACTCAAGGTGGCTGCTGTAAAGAACCGCTTTGGACCACACTTTGCAGATGCTAGTGACTTTGCAACACTGTTTGTAAACTACGCAGCCTGTCAGATATCAGATAAAAATGCTTGGGGTGTTATGCTAAGGAACGATGTAATAGCTGGATACCAAGGTAACTACGCAGAACAACCATAGATAGGAATTAGAATGAGCGATGTAGAGAGAGAAGTAGCCATACTTAAAGTTGACTTGGCTAACTTCTTTAATGCAATGATCCAGTCCGGCATAGTCGAGATTGTCAAAGATGAAGAAGGTCAGATGGTTTATAAAACCAACAAGGTTGTATTGGTAGATGAGTCAGTACAACAAGACTAAGGGTTCTCAGTTTGAGACAGATGTAATGAAGTGGCTACGTAAGATGGGGGCCATTGCAGAGCGTCTGACTAAAGCTGGGGCTAAGGATGAAGGCGACATCGTAACTGTTATCGCAGGGGAAACTTACATCCTTGAACTCAAGAACAGGGCAACCCTTTCGCTGCCTCAGTTCTGGAGAGAAGCACAAGTTGAGGCGCTTAACTATGCTAAGGCACGTGGTCTTGGGGAAGTACCGCCGTCTTATGTAATAGTTAAGCGTCGCAACGCATCAATAGAACAAGCCTGGGTCATTCAGGACCTAGCACAATGGTTAAAGGAGAAACAGTAATGCCAGTACCAGAAGGTGAAATCACCACATCAGAGATACTAAGCACCGAAGAAGAATTAGAACTAGACGAAGAGGATGATCCAGCGTGATTTGTTCTAACTGTTATAAAGCCGGTGAGGAAAACAAGGCTAACCATATAAAGCGTGCAGCGCACTGGCACGAGAAGTGCGATTATAAGGGGTGTGTATGCCAGCACAAGACTGGACAAGGTTGGGTAAAGGTCGCGGGAGTAAGAACTCCACTGATGCAAACGCAATCCCCATAGGTCCAATCGTTTCCTACTTCGGTGGGGAAG